CACGAACAAAAAGCCCGCTGCTTGACGGAGCAGCGGGCTATTCGTCTTAGGGGTAACTAAGAGTATGGGTCTGGGCGGTCTAACAAGTTATCGCAAGTATGTCCAAAGATATCGAGCGGGTTCCAATGTACCCCGCAAGACGGACACCTATTGCTTCCAGTAGAGCGACCTAGATTATCGGACTGGTCTAGTAGGGTCATTAGTTATGACCTGCCTTTCCAGCTTGATTTGGTTTTGCGTAACCTTTCCTTTAGTAATGATGGTTTTAGTAGTAACGCGCAAGATTATTGAGGTGGGGGCTTTCGCCCCCACTTGATTAACAAGGGACATATGTTGACCACCTAATTGTTAGGTCGGTGGATAGTTCGCCGTCATTAGACGGATTAAGAACTATCATACAAACGCGGGTCGAGCCTGTGCGGTTCTCGGCGGTTTCGATAACTAGACCGACCTCGCCGGATTTCTGAGTGCGATAGATATCGCCGACTACTGGCGCGCTCACTTGCGAAGCCAGTCTGCTAGTAGGTAGAGCGCGCAAGGCGCGATGATAACAAGGGTTAGGAATTGGAATAGATTCATTTTCCAGCCCCGTAGCATTCCGCCATAGTTTTTGTACACCAGCCATTACCGACCCAATTTATATGGTCGACCGCGACAAAGAGAGCCCCGATTAGGGTGGCTACGAGAGCCACCCTAACGAGAGTGCGAACGGCGCGCATTACGCGTCAACCTTAAGAGAATCAAGGTTAACCATTACCACGCCGATGTTTTCCTCGGGTGAATCGGCTTCTAGTGCCAATTCGAGAGCCTTGATAAGTGATGGGATTAGCGCGGTGTCAAATCGTATTTCGGTTTTAATGCTTGTGCCGTTATGTGTCCACCGAAGAAATTCTATGGTGGTGCGGTCGACGATATGCTTGTAGTCCATACTACGATAGACGGATTCTACTTCCGCCCCTTGAGCCACCTCAGAGAAGGTGGTGATGAATTCACTACTCACTTGTTACCCCTAACTATCAAGCACCCTGCTTGATACTTAAAGATTACCCCAGTACCTAGCCCATACCAAATTTGATAACATTCTGCGCCCTCTCAGGGAATTCTCAGGATACCCCCCTAGGTTAAATTGTCGACAATTCAGGAGGGTGGCCAGGTGACAGGAGCAGGTAGGGCTGTGGAAGCCAGGCAGTAGCCTAAAAATTTTAATGAGGTCCGCGGAAATGCTGACAGTAGCCGAATAAATTCGGTGCGGTTATTGTTATACTTCCTCAGAGCGCTCAATTGAGGCTCATTTAACTAATATCGTCTAAGGAGATATAAAATGCCTGAATACCCAAAGCACCCTCGTGAAATAGAGACGTGGGACCCATACTCAAAGCCAAAGACCGTGCAAAAGACTTCCGCGGAGATTTTGGAGCAACTTGTGAGACAGCTCACATTGCGTGGAGTTGGATTTAATAATCGCACTGTGTTCTTCTCGGAGCTGAGTAATCAACTCAATCCGCGCCCAACATACCCACCGTATGACATCTTATCCTCTGGGGAAGATAAGTATGAGATTCGTATGGCTCTGGCGGGCTTTAAGAAGGAAGATATCGAAGTAACCTTCCAAGACCAAGTTCTCACGGTAAAGAACATCAATATCAAAACTGAGGAAAACGAAGATGCCTACTTCCACAAAGGCATCGCTGCGCGTGACTTCACACAGTCATTTCCTCTATCGGAATACGTACTCGTCACATCCGCTGAGATGGAGGACGGTATTCTCACAATCTGCCTAGAGCGTGAGCTACCGAAGGAATTAAAACCAAAGACAATTAAAATCAAGTAGACTAATCCAGACGGATTCGCTACCTGTCCATAGAGCCCTCTAGCAATAGGGGGCTTTATGCTTGGTGTACCTACTCGGGCGTATTTGAAAGCCCTTTAAGACTTATTGTGCATTCTTAGTTGTCATACTTCCTCCATGCGTTTTGTTACTTGGCTATGGGACCAACTCGACATTCCAGGCTCTACAGGTTCTTTTGCAAAGATATGCTGGGATGACGTTAATAATGGCTGTGCGCATCCGACATTCAGTGCGCCTCAATGGTTACATCACTTTGAAAATAAGCATCCTGACAGTAAAGATAAGCTACGCGCAATGTTAATCAGAGCCTTTCAGGAATATATGCTTTCACTTGAAGGTAAATAGGAGAGAATTACTTTATGACCGACGATATGGGTACTCCAGGACCTAACCACCCTGCTTGGCGTGGAATAGGCAAGCGCAGCGAATCTCAATTTAAAGATGATTCAAATGTTGTAGACCTTAACGCTGAACGCAAAAAGCGTCGCACAGATAAAGCTGATGAGGCTTACTACAGCAATAAGAAGGCGCTGTGGGACGAAGACAAGTAAGAGATAGCGCACTAGGTAAAACCCGCGCACAACGCGCTATGGGAGAGTTTTACACTGGTAACACTAACCGTGCCGCGCAAGATACGCGTAATGTCTCTATGGGTCAATATGATGGTGTTCGCGCTTCATACCAACGCTACAATGTATCTGAGCAGGCGCAGGATGTCCTTAACCGCTCTATTAGAAACAGAGGAGAACGCTAATGTCATTTATTGCTCCTATGGCTCGTGCAGCGGCTTCTATTGCTACTAAAGCTGTTCCTATGATTGAAGATGCTACATCTGAAGGCCAAGCTAGTCGTATGGCAAGTTTTGCTCAAGGAAATACAGACCACGAAAATATGCCAAAAACACGTCCACAACCTGTTTCAGATATGAAGTCTGTAACTAGCGAGGTAATGTGATGTCTGATTGTGTAAAATGTAACCATAAACTTGACCACGGCGTTTGTGAGAACGACTCGTGCAACTGTATATGTGAGGGTAAGTAATGGCTAAATCAGAAGCTTGGCAACGCAAAGAAGGTAAGAACGCTAAAGGCGGTCTTAATGAAAAAGGACGCAAGTCTTATGAAAAGGCGCATCCTGGTTCTGACCTAAAGCCACCTGTTAAAAAAGAACAGGCAAAGAAGTCTCCTAAGTCTGCTGCACGCCGTAAATCTTTCTGTGCACGTATGGAAGGTATGAAGAAAGCAAATACCTCTTCCAAGACCGCTAAGGACCCTAATAGCCGCATTAACAAATCATTGAGAGCGTGGGACTGCTAATGGCATCTCCGTGCTGGGCTAACTACCGTCAATATGGTATGAAGATGAAAAACGGTAAACAAGTACCTAACTGTGTTCCTGAAAAAAAGGAGAAGTAGTGTCAGAAGTAAAAAAGTTTGGTCCTTATAAGGGCTCTAAGCAAAATGGTGGTCGTCCTACCTATGTCTTTAAAAAGAAGGTAGACGGCAAGTGGGTCAGCACTTCTAAGAATAAAGCGCGCGTTGACTATGAAGAAAAGAACGGTAAGCTTCCTAGAAACGTCGATGTTGACCATAAAGACAACAATAAAAACAATGATAGTAAGGGCAACCTTCGCGCTATGAAACACGGCAAGAATGTTGCTAAAGAAAATAAACGCCGCGCAGGTAAAAAGGAGAATGACAAATAATGATTAAAAAAGGCGGTAAGGACCCAGTATTAGCTAAAATGAAAAAAAATTGGGATTCTTACGGAAACAAGCCTGTGCTATCTCCAAAAGCAGCTAGCAGCATGCTGAAATCAAATTCAAATAAAAAAACTGTTATTAACAACAAGGGAGACAAATAATGCCTATCTATCGTAAAGGTGACGAGCAGCACGAGCTCCAACTAAAAGCTTTTGACGACCGTGAAGCGGGAATAGATTCCGCGTTTACTCCTACAGGTGACGCTATTGGCTCATCCGGTGCTATGAGAGCGGTTGGCGTAGGCCCATCAACAAGGGCTAAAGTTCCCGCTCCTGGAGTTGTAACAGGACCTGTTAGCGGTGACCATATGACTGCTTTAGAAAAGCTTCATACACGTAATGGAGGCAAAAACCTTCTTGCTAAATCAAAGCAAAGAAAAGTTAATAAACTTTCTGGAAAATTTACTGGAGAGCAGATTCGTAGCGGGGCTCTTCGTAAACTTGCTGAGGAAAATCAATAATGACTGATAAGCGTTCAGAAGGTCAGTTTAATCTTATAAAGCCCGTACAACCTATTCCAACAGGTAAGGGCGTGCCTGATATTACATTAGGTTTTTTAGTTGATGGCAAAGACAACAAAGCACATATGGAAGACAAGCCAGCCCGATTTGTAGGCGGAGCCGGGGCTCGTATGAAAGCTCTATCTTCAATGGGAAGAGAAGAGCCAGACTCTGTTGTAAAAGTTGGCGAAAACAACCCTATCTGGGCCGGTAATAAGCCTGGACGCAGCGCAATTGCTGAGCAACTAGGGCTTCCTAATAAAAAAGAATTTCGCGCTAAAAAGAAAAAAGGTTAATTAATGAATACTCCAGAAGACCGCGCAGAAGAGCCAGCACGCTCACCAGTCATTCAACGCGTGCTAGCGAGTCAAATGTTGCAACAGTATATTGACTCTGCTACTTTGGGTTCTATGACCACATCTACATCTTCTGATGTTTCTGCTGCTGCACCTACTAGTGGTAGTGGAGCAGCCGCTGGTGCGGGAATAATGGCATCAGGAAGCGGTGTTGCATGAGTCGCGTAGAACACTTTAATGGAGAAGTTCCAGAAGGCTGGGGTACTCATACACCTGAGTCTTTAGATGAAATGGACAAGTGGGCTGAGGCTGAGCATAATAAGCTTGCTAAAGAAAAACCACAGAAGTCTTCGTTCATTCCACAAAACCCTAACCCACCGTTCTAAGGAGAGAATATGGCCACAGTAGTTGAGGCGCGAGAGTTAACGCTTCAGGACCGCTGTGATTCATGCGGAGCTGCAGCTAAAGTTGTAGCGACACTTCTTAACGGTGAACTAATGTTTTGCGGTCATCACGCAAAAGCATTTAAAGATGGTTTACAAAATAAAACTGCAAGTTTATACGACCCAGAGGGCGTACTGCTCGCGTTATAATTATTCTCTATTCACAGGGAGAGTGATTGAGAAAACTGCGTTTATTCGCGGCATTATTCGTAGCAATATCTAGTTCTTTATTTCCTTTACTACTTGCGGATTCAGCTTATTCAACTTGCTTAAATACATCTCAGGTCGCTGCTATTGCAGCGGCTGCTGAGCCAACTCCTGCGGGAGAAACACCTACAGTAACCACGTTGGAAACTTGCGGCGGGGATGATGTGTCCTACCAAGTTCCTATTACCGCGACTATATCTTTTAATAACGAGACCTTTACGTCCGTTTATGCAACTACTAACTCGGTAATTACTTTTGGTCGCCCCGACAATACTTACTGGACCTACCCCCGCACCCCATCAATATCTCTTTATAGTATGGACTGGTTTGTCTACCCACAAGGGCATGCGGATGAGCATTTAATTATTAGTGCTAGTGATGGCGGCTTTCAAGTAGATATTGCTGCGCGTCCATGCTGTAGTGGCGCCCCTATTTCACAGCTAGGCGATGCTACAAACATCATTATTACTGCCGCTATAAATGCCGACGGCACGGTTGCAATTGTATACGCAGTTACTGGTCCTACTTATGACGGTCAGGCAAGAACAGGTGTTCGATTAATTGATGGCAGTATTGTTACTCTTCAAGAGTATGGAGTTGTTCAAGTTTCTCAACCTGTGGTTCTTGCACCGGACGCAGGCGGGACAGTGATAACTCCTGTGCCCGTCGAGACTCCAACTGCCACGGTGGATACTCCAACTGTTGTTGATACTTCGACCCCTGGGGGAAATCAGACGGATTCTTCCACTCCCACCACGTCAGATACGCAGACAATAGTAGTAGACACATCAACACCAGTAGATACTTCAACGCCTGCTCCTTCCGAACCCGAGCCAACTCCTCCGCCAGCTCCTGCGCCTATTCCAGCTCCACCACCAGTTTTACCACCAGCGCCTGAGCCTGAGCCTGTCCCTGTACCACCAGCTCCAGCCCCAGACCCTGAGCCAGAACCACCTGTGGCTATTCCAGACCCGCCACCTCCGGTAATTGTACCTGACCCAGCACCTACGCCAGAGCCTGCCCCTGCGCCTGCCCCTGCACCAGAACCGGCACCAGCTCCTGCACCTGAGCCTGCTCCAGAGCCCGCTCCAGCACCAGCTGAAGTTGTTGACGGTTTAATAGAAAATAACCCAAGTTCGCTACCTGATGATATTCCAAAAGAAGCACCAGAAGAACTACTTGTTCCTCACGTACAAGAAGATAAAGCTGGCGTAGAAAACGGCGGTATTGAATTTTTTGGTACTAAGACTCAACCACAAGTTATTGGAGAAGACGGAAAGCTAACGCCTCCTCCTCCGCCACCAGGTTCAGGCTTACCTATACCACCTGATGCGATAACCTTAAGTGAAACATTTATCGGGCAACCAGGCGGCACAACATTCAATGCACCTGACGTTGCTGTCCCAGTTATCGAGACTCCAGTTACAGGAGCTCTTGCTGCCGTGCCAGGAGTTCAGGCGCTAAACCACGCATTCGTTGCTATGGCAAACATAGGTAACGATATGTCCCCAATTACTCGTAAAAAAGCTAAAAAAATCTTGGTGATAACGACCGTTATTGCCGCAGTCAGAGGGAGAATCGGAAAGTAATGAAACAATTCTTTAAGGACATTTCAGCAGACTTCTTTAGCGAAATCTGGACATTTGTCGGTCTATTTTCAGCTTGGTTGGTGCTCACAGGCTCAGCTAAAACTGTTATTGGTAAAGTCACATTGGCTTCATTTCTTGTTTGGATTCTAACCCTTCGCCTTCGTAACCCAAAGGAAGAAGAAAAAAATGAAGACCGGAATTAAACAATTTGGCAATATCTTGCTACGCATTGTTGCAGTATTTGCAGCAAGCGGCCTCTCAGTCATCGGTGCTGGAGCAGTAGCAGGTATCTCAACAATTAAAGCAGTATCTGTAGCAGGTTTGACAGCGGTTGCGGCGGTTGTTGAAAAGCTTGCTCGTGGCTTTATGAATGATGGTAAGCTTGACCTTGAAGAGATTAACGCAGCTTTTGCAGCTGTTGACGTTAATTCTAAGACTGCAGCTGACCTTCAAGTAGAAGCTAAGCAAAGCAATCAAGATATTGTAATTAAGGCTGCTGGAGGAACTGCAACTGTTGCAGCTGCTGCTCCTATTGCAGCTACTGGAGAAGTACCAGTGCCAGCACACGCAGCTAACGACCAAGACTACAACTAAGGAGTAAAAGATGGCAGCAGCAAAAGGCACAGCCGCTTTGATGGTAGAAATTGCCCTTAAAGAAGAAGGCTATGTAGAAGGACCAAAAGACAACGAAACTAAGTACGGCGCATTTACAAAGGCTAACTTCTTGCCTTGGTGTGGCTCATTCATTATGTGGTGCGCTAACCAAGCTGGCGTAAAGATGCCTAACACTGTTTCCACAATGGCTGGAGCAGCGGCGTACAAGAAGATGGGTACTTGGACAGATGCAGCAGTTGCTGACCCACAACCAGGTGACATTGTGTACTTTGACTTTATGGCAGGCGGCGCTCCAATCGAGCACGTAGGTCTTGTTGTAAAGAACAACGGAGACGGTACCGTCACCACTATGGAGGGCAATACTTCTGGAGATAAGAAGAAGTCTGGCTCACAAGCAAATGGCGGAGAAGCTGTAAAGAAGATTCGCGCATACAAGAAGAACCCAAAGGGTCTTCCTATTTTCGTAGAAGGCTTTGGTCGTCCTAATTATGTAGGAAACGAAGTTAATGCGGCAGTTGAAAAGCCAATCGTTCCAGCATTCCCAGGAACAATCAAGCCAGGAGACCGTGGAGATGCCGTTATGGTTATCCAGCACGCTTTGACTCTAGTTGAAGACGGCGATTACGGCCCTGCAACAAAGAAAGCAGTTATTGCTTTCCAAGATAACCACGCTAATTTGGATTCAAATGGCGTTGTTGGCCCTAAGACTTGGGCCGCTCTTATGGAGCTAATGTAATAATGCGAGACAGATGGACCTGCGACTTATGTGGCAGGTCCTTTGTCGTTCCGTCTTTAGCACGTCAATGCGAAGAAAAACACCTAGAATCGGAGAATGACAATGAAAAGATTTAGCGATTCAGACGCTGCTGGAATTATTGGAGCAGCCGCTAAGCGCGCATCAACCGGAGTTTTTAGAAAAAAAGCTTCTACTACTCGTAAAACATCTAAGTCTCGCTCAAATAATACTGGTGCCGCTAAGCCCGCTCCTAAAACAACAGGTCCTGACGCAACCCACGCCAGAGATATGGATACCGGTCAAGCAGTTAAGTTGACGCGTAAAGAACGAAATACTATTAAAAAGTACGATGCCAAGAAAGCAGCAGCTTCCGCAGACGTGCCCTACAGCCAACGTCAGTTTAAAACTCCTGCAACTAAGTTGGACTAATGGCCTGGAAGAAGAAGCCGAGCGTTCTTAAAGCGGATACCACAGTTAAAATTGCTGCTCGTATCGGTGCGGCTAATACAAGCCGTAAGAAGAGAGACCGTTTAACCCGCGTCACATCACCTATTAAAGCCGTGGATACTAACGGTCGCCAATGGAACCGTTATAGCCCGTGAAAAGAAAAGATTCTTTTAAAGAGGCTCTTGAAAAGCCTATAGTCATAAACGACTCTCGTTTTGGTATTCGACGTCTATTCCTTAATTCTCAAGAAAGACCACGAATAGCTACCTATCGCCATCCAGGAAAAGGACCTAACGGAGAGCACCAAAACTAAGCATTAAAGCAGTAAACTTGTTTTGCCTCTGAAAGGACACTAATGGCCGCATCGTATCCAGGTTCGATTCATACCTTCAACACTCACGCAAATACTGTTGAAGTTATTGACGCATCTCACCCAAATGACATTCAAAATGAAGTTTATGCCATTGAGGCTACCCTCGGCGTAAACCCCGCCCTATCAACAGCACCTGCCTCTTCGGGCAGCTGGACAGGTACAGCAACAACCTTTGCTAGCGTATCTGCTCGTATTGCTAACGTAGAGCAAGGCGTAGTTGGCGACAGCCACACTCAATACATCCGTAAAGCCGGTGACTCAACCAACGTTATTACCGCTGGAACGTCTTCCACAAAGCCTTTAGTTATTAAAGCAGCAGCTAGCCAAAGTGCTAACCTTTTAGAGTTTCAAGATTCATCAGGTACAGTACTCAACGCTGTAAGCTCTTCAGGAGCATTTTCTGGCGTAGTTTCCACATCTACAGTTACTACTAAGGGAGACCTTATTGTCGCTACAGCTTCAGGCACTGTATCTCGCCTTGGAGTAGGCTCCGACGGTAACTTTTTAATTGCAGACTCAACACAAACAACTGGCGTAAAGTGGGCCAGCATCTCAACAGCTGGCGCTGTTAGTGTTACAAATGGAACCGTTACTACTGCCTCAACTTCACTTGGTGTTGTGCGTAACATTTGGACATCCACCGGCACACCTACAGGTGGCGCTGATGGGGATATTTGGATTCAATACGCATAATGTCAAACTCAATAAAGGTAGCGGGCACCTGGAAAACTCTTAAAAGTGTCTCGTTAAACACCGGTGGAACTTGGAGAGGTTCTACTGCTGCCTTTATTAAAGTTGGCGGCATATGGAAACAGTGGTACACAGGTTTAATTTTAGATACATTTACTCGTTCAGGTGTTAACTTAGGCACCTCTGATACGGGAGCTTCTTGGAATATTCTTAGAGGTTCTTGGTATACAAATGGTTCAAGCGCGCAATCAGACGACTCTGCAAGCACTTATCCAATTGCAGTAGTTCCTCTTGGAATTTCTGATGCTACTGTTTCAGCAACAGTAACTGCAGGAACTGGCCCTGTATTTTGGGCAGTTGACCAGGATAATTGGTGGGCGGCTGTTCTTTACGAAACTCAATCTTCCTATACATATTCATATACTTACTCTTGTACTATTTGCGCAGCGTGCGTAACGTGTAAAACGTGTACTCAACCAGCTGGAACATACCCAAGCTGTAACTGCGGCACTACAACAACTACTACTTGTACTAATTGTTCTGGTTATCGTTCTGGAACTGTAGGGTGTTTTGGTGGATGCTGCTACCCAACAGCTACGCCTGGCAACTATTTAGGGCCTTATAACGGCGGATGTTCTAACACCTATAGCTGCACAGCTTGTTCTGGAACGGTAACAAGTTGTTCTATTTGCGGTTCTACAACAGGCGGACCTTGTTCTTGCCCTTACACAAGCACTTGTTCAGGCTCAGCTACTGGGTACACAACTAACTACTTTTTAAGAGTTATTAAATCTGTTGCTGGAACAGTTACTGTAGAAGGTTCAGATACCTCTCTAGCGTCTCTACCTGCTGCTATAAAGGTGACAACCCTAAGTGGCGGCATAACTATTCAACCTTATTCAGATACAGCTCTAACCTCTGCTCTAGGGTCCCCAATAACCTTGACTCCATCGAGCCCTAACCAAGGTACAAATTACGGTATAGTTAAGTCCCCTAGCGCGTATGAACAAGGCGCAACAGTGGATAACTTTACGGTTCAACCATAAGGAGCATTAAATGACTGACAGGCCAGCTAGACCTTGGGACTTGTTTAATAAAAACATTGGCCGCGTGGAAACAGAAATTGCTGAAAAGCGTTTAGCTATATGTAAAGCTTGCCCAAAGTACGTATCTTTGACCCATCAATGCCTTGAGTGCGGCTGCATTATGAACGCTAAAGTTAAGCTTCCAAATGCTTTTTGCCCATTACATAAATGGGAAGCGGCTCAAGGAATGCTAACAGGTGAGCTAACAGACGACGGACTTAAGGAGTCAAATAATGAGTAACCCTATGCCATTTAAAATTGCTTTTGTAATTGATGGGCAAGTTGTAGAAACCCTTAACACACAAGAAAGACTTGCAGCTATTCTTCTTAGCGAGCCTGTCATCGTAGACATAACTCATATGGCAGATGACAACGGAAACATCCCAAACATTATGGGGTTTGACTATGACGCTAAGACAGGAAAGTTTACTCCGCCTTCAGCATAGCTGTCGTTACACTTATAGTATTTTTAATAAAGCCTGACAGAGTTAATCTTCTCTTGGATACTAGTAGAACCTAGTACCGAAAGGTTAATTATGACCTACCCAAAGTCAGCATGGGAAGAAGTATCTTTCCAAGTTTTTGAAGATGAAGGCGGAAGTATTCGTTCAGGATACTATCCAACAGGAAACCCAGCTACAGGAGATGTAGCAGTAGATTTTACTTTTGGCAATTTTCCTATTCAACCTAATGAGCTCCGTAACCAATCCGGACTATCTGTTATGGACAGCCACACCGTTGCCGCAACTGAATGGAACAACTACCCTAACGTTGGCTCTAATCTAACAGTAGGTTCTAGCAACTATATGATTACTGGCTTTAAGTTAGTTGGCGGAATCACTTATGAGTGCACCTCACAAAATAATCTTCAAAAAGGTTATTCAGTAACAATTACAGGTATTCCGTACCTTAATGGTCCAGGGTTTCCATATAGCGCAACTGTTACTTATGCAGATGTTAATCGTTTTCAATTTGAAGCTGAAATTGGTGACCCAGGAGTACTTACAGGTCTTTATGGCCGTGTAGAGGTTTACAGCGACCAATATGGAAAAACCCTTGAAAACGGAAATACTTTTTATTACCCAGCTCTTGGTTGGTGCAATGATGTAGTCGGTGAACTAGCACAAGTTAAAAATTACTTTAACTACTTAGCTGAGCTTGGTGTAGACAAAACATTCCTTAAAGACTTTACATTCTCTGGTGGAGAAAATGAATGGGACGCTTCAGCGGACCAGCCTAATTGGGATGGCTGCGTATTTTATTACTATTTCCCAGCAGAATACGTTTGGGGAGAAGACTGGCTAGGTCAACCTATCTACGGTTCAGACGTAGAAGGTGAAATCATTTACGGAAGTTGGCCTACAGGTTATGAATTAGATATCACTGGAACTAATCCAGAAGATTATGCAGTTATTGTAGTTTCTAACGACCCTCGTAAAAACAACTTCGCATGGTGGGGATTCTAATGGCAAATATTACTACAACTTGTAAGTGCGGAACAGATACTAATGTTGCCGTTGTTGATGCTCTTAAGGGAGCACGTTTCGGTTGTTCAGACTGTGGTTCTGACGTAACCGTAGCAGTCACAGGCGTTACAAAACCAAGTTCTAAGAAGGGTCGATAATGACTTATCCAGTCGATGACAACGGAAACCCACGCGTTGATTTTGCATGGGGAAATATGCCTATGCAACCAGACCAACAACGCGCAAATGACCCAGACCCAGTATATGTAGTTGATGACAATCAACCTCAAGACCGCGGTTGGTCACGTTCTTCTAAGGGACTTCCTAGCGATATTCTTTCAACAACTGCTTCTGTAAATGTTTCAATCGGTGACCAAGGAAACGATGTATGGTGGGAAATCCCAGATACTCGTGCACTAGCTGTCCCCGCAGATGACCGTAAAATTGCAACCACTGAGTACAACGGTTTTCCAGGACTTAACTACGGCACTCCTTATGGAGACACTATCCCTAACGTAGTTGTTCCTAACCTTGTAGGTTTGACAGAAGCAGCTGCTACAACAGCATTAACAAATGCAAGTTTAACTAAGGGAACTGTTTCAATTGCAGACAACGTTGCGGGCGCTAATTCCAGCAACAATGGAAAAATTAAATCTCAAATACCTTCGGCTAATTCTCCAGCAAATACCGGAAGTGCAGTCAATCTTACTAAATATGAATGGACACCAGCACTTGTTTCAGGTGGAACCATTACAAGTGATAGTACGTACTGGTACCACACATTCTTAGCAAGTGACACTTTGTCTGTAACTCAAAGCTCATTGGATTCGTGTGAAATGCTTCTAGTGGGAGGCGGAGGCTCTGGTTCTGCAATTAATAGCTATCTATCAGCTGGCGGCGGTGGAGCGGGAATTACACTGCACTCGGGTAGCCTTAACATTGGAAGTTACGCTGTAACAATTGGTGCCGGTGGTGCAAGCGGAGCTCAATCTAGTCGTTATGGTTATGAAACACCTGCTGGACAAAATGGAACAAACACAACTGTAGGTTCTATTGCAACAGGGCATTTTGGTAACGGTTCTACCGGAACAAACTACGCAAATGTTGTTGGAGGCACCGCTGGAATAAACAGTATTGGTGTTATCCATACTTCTAATGGTGGTAGAGGCGGTGCTGGCGCTGGTGCAGATGCATCTGGTAACACACCTGGTATCGGTGAAAACTTTTCAGTTTGGGCAGCTGCAACAACAACTGGAGATAGTGGTTATTACGCAGGTGGCGGTGGAGCTGCTGGTACGGATGGCGCTCTTGGTGGCGGAGGTTATAGTACTTATAATGGCGGATATAATAGCGCACAACCGGGAGATGCTAACACTGGTGGCGGTGGCGGTGCCGTCGGCCAAGTTTTCTACCAAGGCATATCAGGAGCCGGTGGTTCAGGTATTGCTATAATCCGTTACCCTAAGTCTTTATCTACACCAAATATCTAAGGAGAAAGAAACTAATGGCACATTTTGCAGAACTAGATAGCAGCAACAAAGTTATTCGCGTCCTTGTTACAAAGAACGACGACCCAGCTAATGACGAGGGTTACTCTTGGCTCGTTAACACTCTTGGCGGTCGTTGGGTAAAAACCAGTTACAACGCTAAGACTAATGGTTTTAGAAAGAATTTTGCTGGTGTTGGGTTTGAGTACGATGAAGGCAGAGATGCTTTTATTGCCCCAAAGCCTTTCCCATCTTGGACCCTTAATGAAGAAACTTGTGTATGGGCTCCCCCTACAGAAGCTCCAATTAAAGAAGGTTTCTTCTACACATGGAATGAAGAAACTAAGTCTTGGGATGAGCACGTAGTTTCAGAAGCTCCAGCAGCTCCAACAAACCCAACAGCATAATTTTCCCTTAGACGTAAGGGATTTAACAACTCTATAGAGATAGGAAAGAAATGACACATAGAGAACAGTGGGAAGAGGTTTCTTTCCAGGTTATCGATGACAACGGCGTTATGCGCTCAGGTTACTTCCCAACAGGTGAAGGAATTGTCACAGGTAACGTTCAAGTAGACCGCGTATGGGGCAACTTCCCAATGCAACCAGACGATGACCGCTCATATGATGAGTTTTCATTTGGCGGGGGCTCAGGCGATAACGGCTGGAATAGCGCATGGTCGTATAACAGCGATACTCTACAAACTGGAACTTATGACGACAATTCAGCTGTTCGGTGGTTGTTTGACATTAAACCAGACACTGGCTCAGACCACATCAACGCTGCAATTGGCTGGTCAAACTTCCCTGCATATATCCCTAACTACGCTGGCGATGAAGATTCAGGCTTAGAAACAGTAATCCCAGATGTGCTTCGCAAGACTATTGGACAAGCAGAGTACATTCTTGACCAAGCAAACCTTAACTGGCGCATTAACTACCATAACCCAGCAGTTCAATACCTTGAGTCAACAGGTACAACTGTTCGAGTTTATGCGTATGACACTAACGCAGGCGGCGGAGGCGGCGGCGGGGCTCAAGAAGCTTTCCTCGTTGGCCTTAAAGTAGGCGATAAGGTATGGGTTGATAACAATCAGTATGACTTTGGTATGGCACCTGTAACAATTACTAAAGTTAATGAAGATGGAACAGACAGCTGGATTGAGTTTGAAGTAGAAACTGCTCCAAACCTAGACACCGGAGCTTCCGGAACAATCTGGCCAGGACCTGACCTTCAAAATGTTATTACAGTAATGCGTTTCTGGAATCAACCAGGAAACATTGTTAACGAAGGAACACGTATTTACCTTCGCGCACTAGGTGACTAATTAGTCAAATAAAAAAGCCCCCGGTTTTTGCCGGGGGCTTTTTCTATGCAATTCTTCTAGTTCTACGTCTAATTCTTACTCTGTCTCTATCTGTAGTTCCTGCCCAGATTCCTACAATCTCTTGATTCTCAAGAGCGTACTCTAGGCAAGGTATTTGAAACTCACAGCTATCGCATAAGGGCTTAACCATACGCAAATTTACCATCGTCTCAGCCGAACCTTCTGGAAAGAATAGTTCGGGGTCTACTTGAGCGCAGACCTGGCTCCCATCAAATATAGGCGCCTTAATACCATCCATGCTTTTGCCAGAACTTCCATGCACCACATGCACTCCCGTATCTTTTGTCGATGTAACGTAGTCCGTATTGAATCTGAAGCTTAGCCTCAGCTGTCTTAGCTACCTTATAGTTTCCCCACGTACTTGGCAAGAATTGAGCTATGCCAAATGCGCCGGAGCCTTTATTGTGTGCAAGGGGGTTGAAGTGGCTTTCTCTAATCCAAACGCTGGATAGACAGTACCACTCGTGCATACTGCGTCCTTGAGCATATACGGTCAGGAACGCAAGAGCCTGAGCGTCAAAGTACTTAACGGTCGGGCTAGCCAAGGTTTGCTTGGCCTGGGTCTTCGTCGTAGTTACTGTCAGATGGGCTAACTTAACCGTTACCGGCTTTTCGTTAGTAAGGCCTTCTACCTTGGCTGTCAGTGCGTACGCTGGTGTAACCAAGTGCGCTAGAAAGATAAATCCTGCTAGAGTACTCGCTGCCACCTTTCGTAGATTAATCGTTAGATTAATTCTGATATTAAGCATTTCTGCTCCTCTCAGTTGGCAAAAGCCACCTTGTGGGTGGCTTTGTCAGGTTTAACCATAGCACAGGCGTTACAGAGCAGGTCAAGACAAACTCAACACAAACATTTATTTAATTTAATGAGACAAATACGTATTTATTATATTTAATTGGACATACACACAATGTGATTTGACACGGACAACTACTCTATGCTACGCATACTACAGAGAGAATGGTTACATTGTGGGAATAGACGCTTGGATTGGCGTAACGTCTGCTGAGATTGGTATTTTAGTTGCAGCAGCTACCGGTGTCAAATGGTTAGTTAAAAAGTATTTATCAGAACTTCGCCCTAATGGGGGCTCGTCTATTCACGATAAAATTAATAAAGAAGTTATTCCTATGCTCAAAGAACTGCGCGCCGACCAAATTGCCATCGGGGAGAAGGTAGCAAAGCTAGAGGGTCGTTTTGAACAGCATGTTGAAGAAGGCGAATAATAAATAGAAACTAGGGGGCAGGGTACACCTTGCCCCCTTTTTTCGTCTATACTGGTCCTTTAACCTTTGGAGGACAAATGGCAGTTAAATGCTCTAACTGTGAGCGTGACGCACAATACACTCAAGCTGACCCTGGAGCTAATCCAGCTAACTACTGTTTTGAATGCTTGCCTATCTGGTTGCGCACTCGTGCTGAAGCAGGTCACTTCCCACTAGTAGCTCCTGTTGCAGAAAAGCCTGCTGTTGAAAAGACTACTAAGAAGAAGACTACTTCTACAGCAGAAGAAACTCCTGCAGAGGAAGCCCCTGCAGATGAGAATAATTAAACACCAAGCAAAACAAGCACACCCGGTACCTGACCGTGTAATGGAGCCTCAAGGCCCGTTTCCACGTGAGATGTTTGATGAGCCTGAGATTGTTTATGATGTTCCTGCTTATAGTGAAGATGGCTCTGAGTATCTTCCTGGCGCAACTGCACAGAACAATTACAGCCCACCTAAATACTTGCGCTGCGGTAACTGTTTGGCTAGGGTGTTAGAGACTGAAACTCAAAACCACTACTGCGAGGACTAATGGCACGCCCAGCTAAGAAAAGCTTAAATGAGTTAATGAGCGAGGCTCTTGACCAACAAGGAGCTAGAGCTCAAGAGGGCTTTGAAGTACGCTTACCTAACGAACTAGCAAACGTTGGTATGGAAACGTACAATGCGCCTACAAAGTACCCTAACCGCCCTAGAGCATTCACAATCGCTTACAACAGCACCTCAAGGACGCTGTACGTGGTTTTTCGTGATAATACCTGGTATGAATATAGAGACGTTCCTGTGAGCTACTGGAACGGTTTAAAGGGCTCTGACTCAACTGGTGAATATCTGGCCAATAGCGGCCTTGATGCTTGGCCCGCTGATAAACGGGGCCCAGCTAACGTAGACGAGCTCAGTGAGGGTACCAAAGCTCGCATTAGTTACTCGGCTCAGATAGGTTCAGCAATTAAACAAAAAGGCTCAAGGTTGCTATCATACGAGGATGTGTTTATCCCTAAAGGAGAATAATGAAAACATTCGGTCCACTATATGTTGGTAAGTTGGAGTACTACCACAGAAACTTTCTTCCTATTGTAGAGGTAGGACTTACCCAAGAAATAGATATGCCTTACCGCAGAGGCCGTTGCCTGGTCTTTAGAGCCCCATTCACAAAGCCTGGGTTCTACGCGGGTATACTACGCAACATTGTAAAAGACCCTCATCTCCTCACTGAGGAGGACGTGGACCTACTAATGATTAAGGCGTTGAATGCCCATGAAGTTCAAAAAGACTAAGAAGCGATGGGAAAAGCCTTTTTCAGAAAAGGTGGCTAAACGCGTATCCAAGATTCCTACTATGGAGCTTGAGGTATGGGTAGAACAATCTATTTATGAGGTTGGTCGTTGTATGTCCGGGTACCAAAGACACCGCGACCAAGTTTACTTAGATGAAGCATTGAATGGAGCGGAGGCTCTACACGCAGTTATAAATGAACTGCACTCGCGCACGACACGCCAGTAAAAGAGATTTGTCGACTTTTGTGCTAGACTACTCACGCCTCTCTTCCTCTCCCCGTGGTGGCAGCAAAGAGTCCTGGGTTTAACGACCCAGGCTTTTTGTTTCAATCTAAACTAGGCGTGATATGAGTCAACTATTAGATGATGAAGAGGACGAGTTTTTCCCTGAAGATGAAGAGGAAAACCTTGCCCCCGAAGAAGAAGTCGAAGAGCTGGATGAGCTCTCTAAAGAATTTGTAAAAAAGCTAGTTGACCGCTGCATTCAGTTTATGGATGCCCTTGTAGGACACTCTCTACACCCATACCAACTTCCCCTTGCTAGACGCATCATTGAATCTGTAATTATCAATGACGGCGAAGAAGTGACAGCTCTAGCGGCTCGTCAGTCAGGCAAGTCAGAGACTATTGCTAACACAGTAGCTACCCTTATGGTTCTTCTTCCTCGACTCGCCAAGATGTATCCCGACCTGCTTGGTCAGTTTAAAGACGGAATCTGGATTGGTATGTTTGCGCCAGTTGAGGGTCAGGTAGAAACTCTCTTTGGTCGTACCGTAAACCGTCTTACATCAGAGCGCGCATTAGAGATTCTTGGTGACCCAGAAATTGATGACTCCCTAGGTAAAGTCCCGGGCGTTACACGACAGATTAAATTAAAGAACTCTGGTTCATCTCTAATGATGATGACAGCTAACCCACGCGCAAAAATTGAATCTAAGTCTTTCCACCTTATTGTTATTGACGAGTGTCAAGAAGCCGACGACTTTGTAGTATCTAAATCTATTTCTCCTATGTTGGCTTACTACTCAGGAACTATGGTTAAGACCGGTACTCCGACTACGCATAAGAACAACTTCTATAAAGCAATCCAGTCTAATAAACGTCGTCAAACCGGAACCCGCGCTAGACAGAATCACTTTGAATGGGACTGGCGTGAAGTAGCCAAAGTTAACGAGAACTACGGCAAATTCATTAAGAAAGAAATGTTACGTATCGGTGAGGACTCTGACGAGTTTCAGATGTCGTACTGCTGTAAGTGGCTTCTTGAACGCGGTATGTTTGTAACCTCTACTATTATGGATGAACTAGGTGACACGTCATCTGAAACAGTTAAAGCGTGGCACCGCACACCTGTCGTAGTTGGTATTGACCCCGCGCGTAAACTTGACTCTACTGTTGTAACTGTAGTGTGGGTGGATTGGGATAGACCAGATGAGTTTGGGTACTTTGACCATCGCATCCTTAACTGGCTTGAAATTCAAGGCGATGATTGGGAAGACCAGTACTTCCAGATAGTTAACTTCTTACAGAACTATGATGTGCTTGCGGTTGGCGTAGATGCTAACGGTGTAGGTGACGCAGTAGCTCAACGTTTAAAACTTCTACTCCCACGGGCAGAGGTTCATTCTTTAGGTAGTAGCCAACCTGAGCAGTCTAAGCGTTGGAAGCACCTCAAAGCTCTTATTGACCGCCGTATGGTTAGCTGGCCTGCCCATGCTAAAACACGTCGTTTACGTACTTGGAAGCGCTTCTACCAACAGATGACTGACCTAGAGACTAAGTTTACTGGCCCTAACTTTTTGGCTAAAGCTCCTGAAGAAGCTCATGCTCACGATGACTACGCCGACAGTTTAGCTATTGCGGTCTCTTTAACTATGGACTTGACCATGCCTTCGGTAGAAGTTAGTTCATCACCTTTCTATAGATAATTAGCTCTTTAGCCTGACTGCGCACCTATTTTGTAGCACACTTTTCTACGAGGTACCTCAACCTATAAGGAGTCATAATGGCAATCGCACCAACCCCTAAGTTCCCAGAGCGCCCAGGTAACGTTTACGACCGTAAGATGTCACCTGCAACTCCAGGACAACGTGGACCACTTCGTTTCGAAGAAGGTATCGCAACTGATACTGACGTCCCACAAGAATTCACAAAGGGCGCTATGCAAGGATACGTTCCTGCACCAGGTCGTCCAAACCGCAATGCAAATGTTTTTGAAAAGCTTCCAGAAGAGACAATGCGCGAGCGCGCACACGTTGGTTCTGCAGCTTGGGTAGAAGCCCCAGCACATTTGCAAGAGTTTGCTGCTGGTGGTTTCGCAGACCACGGTGACAACCGTTTCGAAGAAGTTATTCGTAATGGTGCACACCAACAAGCTGGCAACGCGGCAGTAGTCCAGGACTAATAACCCTATAGATTTCAACCCCCGTTTCTACGGCGAATACGTGGCGGGGGTTGGACCTACTAAGGATTCATCATGGCATTAATCTCAGGTAAAGAAGTAAAAGAGGGTCCAAAGCAGCTTCCTGCTAACCCTAAGATGTGGAACATGCTTACTGCTCAAGCACGTTCTAAGTTCCGTACCTATCCATCTCCCGCAGCTGCGCACTGGGTTCACTCCCACTACGTTCAACTGGGCGGGAAATTTGTCAATTCTAAAAAAGAAATTGACCCACGATTTAGAGATTATGTCCAAGAAGAGCGTGACAAAAAAGAAGAGCAGCAAAAGAAGAAGGTCACAAAGACCGTAGGCCAAGGCGGTATCCGAGGCGAACGCTTCAGATAACGTGTCGCTTTAAAGCTTTGTCGACATTTAGTGGTACCCTTTATTAACTTTCGGGAAAGAGGTGATTGGTGAGCGGTATTGATTTCTCGCCTCCGAGTTATCGCGCTGCTTCCTCTGACCTAACTATCTCCATTTCCCCACTGGGACTTGTAGAGCTAGCAGATGAAGAGTTTGAAGTTCACGGCCCACGCCTGAACCGTTACTCACTTAACTGGGCTATGTATCTTGGCCATCATTATTCTTATCGCCGTCAAACAGGCGAAACACAGATGGTACTTAATTACTATCGTGCATTCACAGATTTCGTTATTAACTTTACATTTGGTAAAGGCGTTAACTTCCGCAGCCCTAAAGCAACAGAGGCTATTGTCCCAGACCTGCTAGAGCGTGTATGGGAAGTAGATAACAACAAGGCAACTGTACTTTGGGAAATTGGACAGCAAGGTTCTGTATCAGGTGACTGCTTTATTAAAGTCGCTTACGAAGAAGCCTACAATGACCCAGCAGGAAGGCTTCACCCAGGACGAGTTCGCATCCTTCCCCTGAACTCGTCTTTTGCATTTCCAGAGTTCCACCCTCACGACCGCGAGCGCTTGATTCGTTTTAAGTTAAAGTACCGCTTCTGGGGCACATCACTAGAAGGTACCCGTCAAGTGTTTACTTATACAGAAATTTTGACGGATGACGTAATTGAGGAATATATCAATGACGAACTTATCGATTCGCGCCCTAACCCGCTTGGCGTCATTCCTGTTATTCATATTCCGAATGTTCGAATTAGTGGTTCTCCTTGGGGCCTTAGCGACTGCAATGACATTATCTCTATTAACCGTGCCTATAACGAAACTGCGACTGATATCGCAGACATCGTTAACTACCATGCAGCGCCCGTCACAGTCATCATCGGTGCTAAGGCTTCTCAACTTGAGAAGGGCGCTAATAAAGTCTGGGGCGGTCTACCAAAAGACGCGCGCGTAGAGAACCTTGAAGGCGGAGCACAAGGCCTAAAGGGTGCTATGGACTTCCTTGCAATGATGAAGAAGTCAATGCACGAAATGATTGGTGTTCCTGAGACCGCGCTTGGTCAAGCTCAACCTATCTCTAACACATCAGGCGTAGCGCTTTCTATTCAGTTTCAACCTTTGATGAACCGCTATCACCAAAAGATTATTCAATATGCGCACGGTCTAGAGCGCGTTAATGAGCTTATCCTTTTGAACCTTGCTCTTAAGGAACCAGAGAAGTTTACTTGGAATCCTGACTCTAGCCAGACTCCACTAAAGCCTGGTCAACTGGCACAACTTGATTTCAATGACCCAATTACTTACCAAAGCATTGTTCACTTCCCACAGCCACTTCCTCTCGACAAACTCATTGCGCTTAACGAAATTCAATCCAAGCTATCTCTTGGACTTGAATCTAAAGAAGGCGCTCTACGTGCACTTGGCGAAGAGTTCCCAGCCGAGAAGCTCACAGAGATTCGTCAAGAACTACAAGACGACGCTATGGCAGATGGCGCACTCAAGCTTATCCAAACTCAAATTGAACAGGACATTGTTGCTCTAACTGGTGCACAACCAGGAGCTGCTGGTGGAACATCTACCCCAACAATGTCTACTGGACCTAATGGCGAACAAGTACCTAATACTCCTACAGAGCCAGTAATCATGGATGACGCAACTATTGCGGCCCAACTAGGAGAACAAGGCCTCCGCAATCGCCTTGTAACTGATGCTTATGGAACGCAACTCCCTCAGAGACGCGTACCACAAGAGTACGAAAAATAAAAGGGTTTAGCCCTTTAATTAACGTGCTGTAAGGCAAAATAAGAATACACGTTAGGTCATTTGTGCTCTCATATCGGAAAACGACCCCTAGGATAAAAGGATATAAGCATGTCAGAAACTGCAGATAACATGGCTGCTGCTTTTGAAGCAGAAGCCAACACCGCTCCAGTCGTAAATGTGTCGGACGTTGACGCGCCCACTGTTACAAGTACTGAAGTTAAGTCTAAGTTTTATACAGACGAAGACTTAGCGCGAGTTCGTTCTCAAGAGAAAGATAAGCTCTACCCAGTAATTGAAGAGCTTAAGGCGAAAGTCTCTACTTTTGAGAAGGAAAGAGAAGAAGAAGCCACCCGTCGTGCTGAAGCTGAAAGAGCTGAAGCAGAACGTCTTAAGGCTTTGGAAGAAGACGAGCTTGGAGTTCGCGACCTTCTAAAGAAGAAAGAACAAGAGTGGTCTGAGCAGTTGGAGCGTGAGCGTCAAGAACGCGAACGCGCCTTCGCTCTTCTGGAACGTGAAAAGTCTTTTGCAGACCTGCAGGCTTATCGCCAGCAATTGGTTGAACAAGAGCGCGACAGTATCATTCCAGACCTTCTTGATTTGATTCAGGGTAATACTCGTGAAGAGATTCAAGCAAGCGTTGAAGGTTTGAAGTCCCGTTCAGAACGAATCCTCGAATCCGCACAATCTGCTATGCAGAATGCGCGTAAAGAGATGAAAGGTGCAAGCACTAACGCACCTACAGCTGGACCATTGGAAACTAATATGGAATCACGTCAGTTCACAGCGCAAGATATTGCGTCTATGTCGGTAAACGAATACGCAAAATATAGAGACAAGCTAATGAGCGACTCGGCTCGTGGCAAGTCTCGCGGGCTTTTCGGCTAAACCCCCCAAACCCAAAAACAACTAACAAGGAGTCATAGCTAAATGGCATCAGGAATTACCGGTACCGGCAATCTAGCCGCGTCACCAACAGCGTACTCAGGTACAAATACACAACTTACTCAAGCGATTCAGACAATCTGGTCCAAGGAAATCTTGTTCCAGGCAATGCCTATTCTTCGCTTCGAGCAATTCGCAGTTAAGAAGACTGAACTAGGTGTTGCACCTGGTCTCCAGATTAACTTCATGCGTTACAACAACCTCGGCTTTGCTTCACCGCTCGTCGAAGGTGTTCGTATGCAAACAAACGCACTCACAGCTCAACAGTTCTCAATCACAGTATCTGAGCATGGATATGCTCTTGCTGTTTCTGAGCTTCTTTTGAACGCTTCATTCGATGACGTAATGGCATCTGCTTCACGTCTTCTCGGTCGTAACATGGCTATCTACCTAGACCAGCTTTCACGCGACACCCTCTACGCAGCAACTTCAACCATCTACGGTGAAGACCGCTCATCACTATCAGCTGTTAACAACTGGTACGCATACGGTAACACTGCTGGTTCACGTGCTGCAATGACAGGAAACTTCTTCCTCTCAACTCACACAATCAAGGATGCAGTTGAGACACTCTCAACCAAGAACATCCCTCGTTTGGGCGAGACCTATGTCTGCTTCGTTCACCCTCACCAATCACGTCGTCTTAGTGACTTGCCTGAGTTCATCGAAGTTACAAAGTACGCAGCTCCAGGAAACTTCATGCTCGGTGAAATCGGTCGTTTGTACGACTGCGTATTCATCGAAACAACACAAGTTCTCAAGGTTGCTGGTGGCGCTGGCGCTAACTACACCACTGATACAACTGTTGCTAACCCAACCGTAACACCTGGTGGAGGATACATCACTCCAGCAACAAAGACCGGTAATGGTCTTGCAGACCGCTATGCATCTATCTTCATTGGAGATAACGCATTCGGACACGCAATCTCACTTCCAGTCGAACTACGCGATGGCGGTATCTTGGACTTCGGTCGTGAGCACGCACTCGCTTGGTACTCAATCTTCGGCCTCGGTCTTATCACTGACCAAGCTGTTGTTATTGCAGAAACCAACTAATAACTTAATAGCAGAGGGAGGGGGCCGAAAGGCCCCCTCTATTTAACCGAGATACTAAATTGGAGGATTTATAGTGGCCAAGAAGCCCACCGATGTAACAGGCGTAGTTCGTGAGAAGATGCTTGCAGATAATGCAGAAGCTCTTCAAGAACGCGCAGCAGAAATGTCTATGGCAACTGCAGAAGCTAAGGTCAAGTTAGAGACCGAAGTTATTGACGCAACAAAGCCAGACCGTCAAACAGTTATTGTTGATGAAGTAGTAACTGTAGGAACCGGCAGTACTGATGTTGAGATTCGTGTAGTTCAAGATATTGAGAACATGACTCTTGGTGCTGGAAACAGCTACAGCTTTAAGGCTGGACAAAAGTACAAAGTCACACAGAATGTAGCCAACCACCTTAAGGAAAAAGGCTACCTTGCAGGAGTTATCTAAGACATAACTATTGGAGTGGGCGCCCTGACTGGGCGCCTTCTTTGTTTATACAGATTTTTTAGGCGTTTGGCGCCATCATTATATCTACCGTATTGTAGGGAGTTCCTGTGGCTGTAATTTCTGACCTACTCTCTAGAGTTCGTCTAGAGCTGGGTGACCAGCAGAAGCAATTCACCTTTACAGGTCTTGGCGATGGTGTAACTAAAGCTTTTTACGTAGAGCACAAGCCAATTGAGCTTTCCAGTCTTTATATTAAAGTAGGCTCTACTCAGCTTGCCTACCCCGCTGATTATTCAGTTGAAGAAGATATTGGCGTTATCCACTTTACAACAGCACCTGCTGATTTGGCGACCATCACAGTTTCTGGTCTAGAAGACCGCTACTTCCTTGATAATCAGCTTTGCCAGTTTATTAACGACGCGCTTACTCAACATACATATAACCGCACAGACGCCTTTGGCAGTCTAGTTACTATCAGTTCTGTCCCCGCAGTGGAAGAATACCCACTGGCCATCCTAGCTACTATTGAAGCGCTATGGGCGCTCGCTACGGATGCGTCTTTTGATATAGACATCACGGCACCGGATGGGGTACATATTCCTCGTTCTGAACGTTACCGTCAGATTAGTTCACTTATTCAACAGCGTTGGGAACAGTACCGTCAGCTATGCGCGGCGCTTAATATTGGTCTTTGGAAGATTGAAATGGGAACGCTTCGTCGTATATCCCGTACAACTAACAAGCTTGTACCTGTTTATATGGCACAAGAGGTAGATGATAGCCGTCGTCCAGAGCGCGTTTACATTCAAAATGACCTTAATGGCCGCTCACCGCTACCAACAACAGCACAGATTTATGACATTACTTTGTATCAAGGAAACTCTTTTGAAGCGGAATTTGACTTTCCATTTGACACAACTGGCTTAGAGTTTGCAGCACAGATTAGAACTTATCCAAATGCTCCGTCTCTATACGCTACATTTGATATAACTGTTGTATCAACGTCATCAACGTTAAGTAAGATTAAGCTTAGCTTAACTACCGCAGATACTGATTATATGCCTGTAAGAGCATTCTGGGATTTGAGGGCTACTATGCCAGCTGACCCAAATTATGCGCAGACATATATCAAAGGTCAGGTGTTTACAACTCAGGCGGTAACAGTTGACTAGTTGCAACTACTGTTCCTGTAACCCCTGCTGCTGTGGCGCTCAAGGCGTCACAGTTATTCCTTCTTCCCCAATTGTTGTAACGGTTAATCCGTCAACACAAACAATTACCAACCCAGGCCCTATAACAGTTGTACCTGCTATTCAAGGCGCCACAGGTATTCAAGGGCCACAAGGTTTTGGTTATGCGCAGATGCAAGGTGTTCAGGGACCGCAAGGTATCCAAGGCGGACCTGGCGCACAAGGAATTCAAGGCGTTCAAGGACGCACAGGTACGCAGGGTCTACAAGGATTTGGTTACGCGCAACAACGTGGTGCTCAAGGTACTCAAGGAACATATGGCGCTCAAGGTGTTGCCGGTACATCTGTAACCATTCTTGGTTCGTATAACTCTGAAGCAGAACTTATTGCCGCGCACCCCACAGGTAGCAATGGCGACGGTTACATCATTGACCCATATCTATATGTTTGGATTGATACTGCTTGGGTTAACGTAGGTGTTGTTCAAGGTCCTCAAGGTACGCAGGGAACTCAAGGCATTCAAGGTGTGCAAGGCACACAAGGTTTGCAAGGTGTTCAGGGTGAAACAGGAATCCAAGGATTTGATGGAATACAGGGTACTCAAGGAGTACAAGGTGACCAAGGGGTTCAAGGTTTACAAGGTTTTGACGGCATTCAGGGAACGCAAGGTTTGCAAGGCGACCAGGGTATCCAAGGCATTCAAGGATTTGATGGTACTCAAGGCACACAGGGTTTACAAGGTGACCAAGGAATTCAAGGGCTGCAAGGCTTTGATGGAACGCAAGGAACACAAGGTCTACAAGGAGACCAAGGTGTTCAAGGTGAAATTGGTATTCAAGGACTTGATGGACTACAAGGTTTTGATGGCGCACAAGGCACTCAGGGTCTACAAGGTGAAACAGGTTTACAAGGTTTCACAGGTATACAAGGAGCTGATGGTTATCTAGGCGCGGATGGTGCGCAAGGAACGCAAGGCACGCAAGGTGTTCAAGGAAGTAACGGACTCCAAGGTACTCAAGGATTACAAGGCGTACAAGGCGCACAGGGCGTACAAGGTGCTCAAGGTTTACAGGGAACACAAGGCACGCAAGGAACTCAAGGAAATCAAGGTGTTCAAGGAGTTCAAGGCTTACAAGGGCTTCAAGGTGTTCAAGGTATTCAAGGAGTTCAAGGCCCTGCAAATTTAAACAACGCTCACCTTTCAGTTTCTTTAGCAACTGCAGCGGTTCTTCCTAACTCACCTACTTACACAGCAGGAACAACAGATGCTTCTGGTGGAACTGGTATTGGCGCTTATTTACAAGCAACAACTTTTGGTGCTCTTGTAGTTGATGGCGTAACAGTAACCTCAGTTGGACAACGTATTTTGGTTAAAGACCAAGTAACAACAACCAATAACGGAATCTATGTAGTAACTACTATTGGTAATGGCTCCACTTACTGGAAACTTACTCGTGCCTCTGACTATGACGATAGCAGCACAGGAGAAGTTCAATACGGTGATTTTGTTCTTGTAGTTGCAGGAAACACACACTCAGGACAGTCTTGGATTCAATACGCCACTGGTTCACTCTCTGGTGGGGCAATCAAGATTGGCACAGATGCAATCCTTTGGACACAGACTACTGGTACCGGTGCTCAAGGTGCTACTGGTTCAACTGGTGCTGGTGGAACTATTGCTTACTGGGGTTCTTTCTGGAACACAACAAATGACATTATTTCTAGCACAACAACAGCGTATCCATTGCCGCTTAATAGCTCAGACCCTAATAACTTTGGCGTTTCTATACAGAACAGTAGCCAAATTAAGTTCTCTTATGCTGGCGTTTACAACATTCAGTTCTCTGCACAGATAAAAAACACCGATACTCAAATACATGATGCAAGTTTTTGGATAAGATTAAATGGAACAGATGTCGCAGAAACTCGTGGTGAAATTGCTGTAACATCTTCTCACGGAGGTACTGCAGGGTACACCCTTGCTGCATGGAACTACGTACTTAAATTAGCCGCTAATGATTATGTAGAACTAGTATGGCAGTCAGAAAGCACACAAATATCATTAGCAACACTAAGTGCTGGAACAAGTCCTACTTCTCCAACATCACCTTCTCTTATCCTTACAGCAACACAAGTTGCTTACGCACTTCAAGGTACACAAGGTCTGCAAGGTATTCAAGGACTGCAAGGACTGCAAGGTGCTCAAGGTCTACAAGGTCTACAAGGAATTCAAGGTCTACAAGGAATTCAAGGGCTTACTGGTTCCACAGGTTCCACAGGAGCAACTGGTTTACAGGGGCTTCAAGGACTGCAAGGTTTACAAGGCACACAAGGTGTTTTAGGTGCGCAAGGAACTTACTTTGTATCAGCCACTGTTCCAGCATCTCCTGTATCAGGTAATGCTTGGCTAAACACAACAACAGGTCGTCTGTACATTTACGACGGAACTAGTTGGTTTGAGCCGTATAATAATCAAACTGGAGCGCAGGGTACGCAGGGAATTCAGGGACTTCAAGGTTTTGGTTACGCTCAATTACAAGGTGTTCAAGGAGTGCAAGGAACACAGGGTATACAAGGCTTAACTGGCGCGGGAACCCAGGGTATTCAAGGTACTGCTGGTCCTGCGGCTACAACAGATGATTTGACCGTTTCTATAGTAATGCAACGTTTCTAAGGAGTAAGTAATGGCTACTACAACATCAAAGGTTCTCTACCGCGGAGCAGCCTCTACGACAACAACAACTACTCTTTATACTGTTCCGTCTTTAACTACTACTGTAGTAACTGACATTATTGTTACCAACACCGCCGGAACTGCCGGCTCATTCACTCTTAACTTAGCTGGCGTAAACCTTGCTACTACCGTAACTGTTGGCGCCTACGACTCAACTGTTATTCCTATGAAGCAAACCCTTGTGGCTACTAACACCATCACTGGAGGAGCGTCCGCAACCACTATCAACTTCCACATATCGGGCGTTGAAATCGCGTAATGGACATTTATAAGCTTTCTAATGCGGGAGGTCTAACTACCAAAACGCGTTACTCAAGTATGCTGGCAGGTAATACAGTATGGAATCCGTATTCTGTTACTGGCTCATATGACTCTTTGGCAACTGTAACATTAAGCGCAAATCAGTCATCTATTGTATTTAGTAATATTCCTAGCACGTATGCTCATCTTCAAATTCGTGCAATATTTAGAAATACAAATTCAGGCACAGGTGTTGACTGGGTTGATATGCAACTTAATGGAGATACTGGTTCAAATTATAAAGCACATTATCTTATCGGAGATGGCGGTTCCGCATCAGCCGCAGTAAGCGGATTAACAACAGGAATGATTACCGCGTTAGGTAATCCCAATAGTGGCAATACAGCAAATGCTTTTGGTGCTGGAATCTTTGATATTCTTGATTATGCAAATACAAACAAATATAAAACTGTACGTACTTTACACGGATTAAGCAACAATGCAACAAGTGAAAACTATGTTGGAATTAACTCTGGTTTATGGATGAGTACTGCTGCTATTACATCTATTACTTTATATAACAATACGGGTGGTGCAAATTTTGCTCCATATTCTTCCTTCGCACTATACGGGGTGAAAGCATAATGGCTACTAATACATATGTTGCGCTTCAAACACAGACGCTTAGTTCAAATACAGCGGCTGTTACTTTTTCATCTATACCATCTGGTTATACAGATTTAGTTATTGTATTTAACGGTTCATTATCAAGCGCAAACTCTCCTGCTTATAGAATTAATGGAGATACCGCTAGCAATTATTCAGCAACAGATATGACTGGTGATGGTTCTTCTGCTCAAAGCGCAAGAAATAGCAGTGTTGCTTGGGGTACATTGGGTGGTATGTTTGCAACAGTAACTGCTGGTAATCAATTTTCAATGATTATCAATGTTATGAATTATGCAAATACAACAACATACAAAACTGTTATGACTAGAACCTCAGTTGCTGGTCAAATGTCAGAAGCGTCAGTTAGTCTTTGGCGTAGCACGGCAGCAGTAACTTCATTTACAGTGCAGGGATATAACAATGGTGGAGCATATGCCACAGGCTCAACCTTCACCCTATACGGCATCGCAGCCGAAGGACAGGGTTATGCCACAGGCGGTTTGATTACCTCCGACGCTAATTACTATTACCACGCTTTTACTTCATCAGGAACGTTTACTCCAAGCAAAGCACTTACTGCTGACATCCTTGTTGTTGCTGGCGGTGGTGGCGGCTCAGGCTCTGGAGCAGGTGCTGGTGGCTTATTGACTTTTGCTTCTCAATCTCTTACTAGCGGAACAAGTTATACTTGCACTGTTGGTGCTGGCGGTGCTGGCTCATCCAATGGACAATCAGCAAATGGTTCTAACGGTGGCAACTCACAGTTTGGCGCATTAACCGCAACAGTGGGTGGCGGTGCTGGTGTTTACACTGGCGGTAGTTTACTTAATGGTCTTAGCGGTGGTTCTGGCTCAGGTGGAACGCAAGGTGGTGGCTCAGGTTCTGGTGCAGGCTTGGGCGGCGCTGGCACTTCAGGTCAAGGCTATGCAGGCGGTGCCTCTTACACATTTACGGCATCATCATCTTCATCAGGCGGTGGCGGTGGAGCAGGTGGAGTCGGTGGAAACGCACCATCTGTAAACTCTGCTGGAGTTGGCGGAGTCGGTTACACATCATCTCTTATTAACGCAATGGCTTTAGCAACTGGTACTGGTCAACTATCAAGTGGTAATTACTACTACGCTGGTGGTGGAGGCGGTGGCTATTATGTCAATGGCTCCGCCGTAGCAGGTGGACTTGGTGGTGGTGGTACTGGCTCATCTAACAATGCTGCTGGTTCATCAGCGCTAGCAAACACAGGCGGTGGTGGTGGTGGATATTATTCAGAAACCTATAAAACTGCTGTGTACAACGGTGGCTCAGGCGTAATCATAGTTAGGTACCCAAGATAATGGCAGCAAACTACGTTCTCCTTGAAAAGATAACAGTCGGCGCAACCAAGGCTGCTTCGATTACTTTTAATAACATTCCTCAAACTGGTTACACTGACTTAAAATTGGTTATGTCTACACGCCTTGATTCAGCATCAGGTGCAAACTTTAACTATGTTAAATTTAATGGAAGTTCAACTGGATTTACCATTAGAACATTAGAAGGCAGTGGCAATGGCGCAGGTTCAGGAAGCGGTTCTACTGGCAATGCTGGACTAGATGAAGGCACAAGTTACACCGCTAATACATTTTCCAGTACTGATATTTATATTCCCAATTATACATCCAGTAATTACAAATCCTATAGCGTAGAAACCGTTACTGAAAATAATGCGACTGCTGCTTATATGGAAATGGTTGCAGGGCTTTGGTCAAATACCGCTGCTATCACAAGCGTAACGGTTTACCCTGACACTGGTGGGCGTAACTATGTTCAATACTCAACCTTCGCCCTCTACGGCCTAGCCGCAGTCGGCGCTACTCCAGCTATTGATCCAAAGGCTACTGGCGGAGATATCATTCAGACCGATGGCACATACTGGTACCACGCCTTCTTGTCCTCTGGAACATTTACTCCGAAGGCCGGACTTACTTGTGATTATCTTGTTATTGCAGGCGGCGGTGGAGGAGGCGGGGGCTGGGAAGGTGCTGGTGGAGGAGCAGGAGGACTTCGCTCTACAGTAACTGCTACAGGAGGTGGCGGAACACTTGAACCCGCTATATCTTTAAATTCTGGGACGGCGTATACCGTTACTATTGGCGCAGGTGGAGCTGGAGGCGCTTCAGGTAATAACTTGCACGGTACTCAAGGTTCTAATTCTGTTTTTTCTACTATTACCTCGATAGGTGGCGGTTACGGAGCTTCGGGAGCAAACTTAGAAAACGGCGGTAGTGGAGGTTCTGGCGGTGGAACTGGACGCCAAGGAACTGGTGGAACCGGAACTTCTGGTCAAGGTTATGCTGGCGGATATAACACAACCTTCACACCAACTGGTGCTTATGCAACTGGTGGTGGTGGTGGAGCTGGTCAAGTTGGAGGTAATTCCAGTGCAGATAGCTCTGCTGGTGCTGGAGGCGCTGGCGTATCAATACCATCATTTGCTTCCGCTACCTCTACTGGAGTCAGCAATTATTATGCTGGCGGTGGTGGTGGTGCTGCTTACACCGGTTCTACTAATGGAGCTGGAGGAGCGGGTGGCGGCGGAGCTGGTAACTATAGTACTCCTACAACAGGAACTGCTAATACTGGCGGTGGCGGTGGTGGTGCTCGTATTGATACTGGTGCTGGAGCAGCAGGCGGGTCTGGTTTAGTAATTATTAGATACTCAAGAACATAAGGAGAAACAATGACAGATAAAAAGATTATCGTTGACTGCTCTACTGGGATAGTAACAGAAGTAGAATTGACTGCTGAAGAAATTCAGCAACGTGAACTAGAGGCTATTGCAGCGGCTACAGCTAAGGCTGAAGCTGATGCTAGGGCTGAAGCTGAGGCGGACGCCAAGCTTAATGCTCAGGCAAAGCTTGCTGCGCTAGGACTTACTCCAGAAGAAATTGCAGCACTAATTAAATAGTTTAAAGAAGCGGATAAAAAATGCCTATTAGCTTTCCAACAACAGGGTTAGTAACTAATGTTACGACCTATACCTACCTGGGTCATACCTGGTTGTGGAACGGCACTACTTGGGATTCCACAGGAACTATCCAAGGACTTCAAGGAACTCAAGGTATTACTGGCCTACAAGGGACTGTAGGGCTTCAAGGCAATACCGGTAACGCTGGAACAACAATAGTTACAGCTAAAGGCGATTTGATTGTTGGAACAGCGTCATCAACAGTAACTAACCAAGCAATAGGCGGAAACTACCAAACACTTATTGCTGACTCAGCGGTAACTAATGGGTTACGATGGGGAGACGATTTGAGACTATTAGATATTATGGGAGCGAACCTTTAAATGGCAATTACAGTAAAAGCCTTAACACGTGCAGCGGCGGCAACATCAAGCGCTACCCTATATACAGTACCTAACTCAAGCACAACTACTATTGTTACTAACATTGTAGTAACTAATACCGCAGCCACTTCAGCCACATTTACTATTAACATTGACTCTGTAGCGATATTAAGCGGAGTTTCACTTGCTGCTAATACTTCGGCTTTCTTTGACCTTAAGCAGGTAATACCAGCTAATGCTACCCCTAAAACAATTACTGGTTTAGCTTCCGCAACTACTGTTAACTTTCATATCAGTGGCGTAGAGATAGCGTAATAAACTATGGGCGCAAATATATACCCGGTGCCGGCGTCTACAGCATCTATTACTGACCCTACTATCGGCATTCCTACAAACGTAACTTTACGCAACTCGTACACATCAAGCACATCAGGATTATCTTTTCCTGTAACTAACGTCTTTGCACTTGTTGTAGGCGGAGGCGGAGCTGGCGGTTGTAGCGGTAGCGGCGGATATTATGGCGGTGGCGGAGGTGGCGGAGTAGTTATGGGCTGGATTCCTGCCCCAACTTCCGTAACTGTTGGCGCTGGCGCTCCTGGCGTAGGAACTAACCAAGCTGGCGGTTCTGGTGGTTATAGTAAAGCAGGACCGCTTATTGCAGGTGGCGGCGGCGGTGGCGCAAACTATAACGCTAATGGTGGTCAAGGTTATTATGGTAGTGGTGCAGGATACGGTTACAACGGAACTGCTGGTGGCGGCGCTTACTTAAACGCTTATGGCGGTCTTGGTGGACAATATGGAACCGGAAGCGGTGGAGACTATCCAACAGGTCTTTTTACTGGTGGTGGTGTAAGCGGTGGTGCTGCTGGACAAGCATATAAAACCTCTTATGGATATGGTGGCTACGGACGTAACGGTGGTACATCTGGTTCAGGTGGCGCTGGTTTAGTAGAGATTTACTATTAAGGAGTTCTAATGGGAAGCTCAACTTTTCCTCTTTCATCAGCTGGTGCGGCAATACCTAGTACAGTTTTAGGCGCAGCTCCCGCTGGACTTACTCTTCGTAATTCATATACATCAAGCACGTCTGGTTTGTCTTTTCCAGTTTCAATGGTTTATGCAATTGTTATTGGAGGAGGCGGCGGTGGAGGAGGCTACCCTAACTCTCCGTACGGATATGGCGGCGGTGCAGGTGGACTTGCACAAGGATGGATTCCCGCACCAACCTCAGTGACTGTTGGCGCTGGCGGCGCAGGTGGAGCGAACTCTTATGGTGGTACTGGTGGAATGAGCCAAGCAGGATACTTAGTCGCAGGTGGTGGCGGCGGCGGTATGGTAAGCAATGGTTCTGTTACTGCTGGCGGTGCTGGTGGAGTTAACGCTGGTGCTGGCGGAGGAAACTACACAGCTCCTGTAAACTGGCCTTTAATGGGTAGTGCTGGTTCTCCCCCACTAACAATAGGTATTAGTGGTGGTGGCGGACAGCAAACTGGAAGTTTGATAAACGGTGGCGGAAACGTCAACGCTGGAAACGGTGTTGGGTATAAGACCTCTTACGGTTACGGTGGCGGAGGCACAAGCGGTAACGGAGTTGCTGCTAATGCTGGCGGCGGTGGCCTTGTAGAAATCTATTACTAAGGAGAAAAAATATGGCAATGTTTGCAGTTATTAGCAACGATAGAGTTGTAAATAAGATTCTTGCGGATACAAAAGCAACCGCGGAAGAAGTGACTGGGTTGACTTGCGTGGAGTTTGACGATACGGTTGTCGTACGAATTGGCGCAAAGTGGGACGGTACTTCTTTTGAAGAGCTAGAGACAGATGGTGTTCCCCCTCTATAAACCTAGCAGTTAAGCATCGGAGCATAAAATGAATATTAAAGTACAGTTCTCTCATACAGATAACCAAAAGGATTTGTTTCCTCCGGTACCGGCTAGTCAAGTAATACCTGATTGGTATAAGAACTTACCTCCATATATTGGTAATCAAAAGAAGCCTTTATTTGATGAGGATTTGACTACAGCCACAGGTAAAAAATGTATGCCTATGTTTGATGCTTTAACAGCCGGATACATCATCTTTCTTCAAGGTGACATCTATGTAGAGATTAGAGACGGAAAGCCTTTTTACCGTTGGACAAAAGCCAACGATGTTAGGTTTCACCCAGAAAGACAATTTGATGGTCACCCAGAATCTCAAGGGTTTGACCTAGCTAAATGGGATAATAAATGGATTATTACTACCCCGCAAGGCTATTCTTCTTTGTTTATTCAACCTGTACATAGAGAAAGCCCATTTAAAATCCTTGAAGGTGTCGTAGACACTGATACCTACAATAACCCGGTGCAGTTTATTTTTACCCTTAAAGACCCAAACTTTGAAGGGCTTATTCCCGCAGGCACTCCTATCGCTCAGGTTATACCTTTTAAGAGAGAAACGTACGAAATGTCAGTCGTAGACTTAGATACAGAAAAGCATATGGCAGTACGACACTTCTTAAATAATAAATTTTTTGGTGCTTACAAAAGTAAATACTGGAGTAGAAAAGAATACAAGTAAAGGGCGCTAGTATGAACTTGGTACAAAAAGCTGTACATTATGGTGGAAAGCTGGCACCTTTAATTATTAATGATTTGCCGTCTAAGACAGGTTTAATGAACCCGTCTGTCTTTATAGATGATGACGGTGACATTTTAGTTAACCTTCGTCACGTAAACTACACCCTGTATCACTCTGAAAACACACAGCGGTTTATATCTCCTTGGGGCCCGCTATCTTATTTGCACCCTGAGAAAGACCAGCGGTTAGTCACAGAAAATTACCTAATGCGTCTCAACACAAACCTTGAGGTTATTAACCACGCCAAGGTAGAGATGCTCTCTCTTCACACTCCCGTATGGGAATTTGTAGGACTTGAGGATGCGCGCGTTGTTCAATGGAATGGGCAGTACTACTTAGTTGGCGTTAGGCGTGACACTACTACTAATGGCCAAGGTCGTATGGAGTACACGCATATATCTATTGACAAAGACAAGTGGGAAGTAAAAGAAACTAAACGCGTACGCATACCCGCCCCTGAGCCTGATGATTCTTATTGTGAAAAAAACTGGGTACCTGTTATTGATATCCCGTATACCTTTGTTAAATGGACATCTCCAGTAGAACTGGTTAACGCCAACCCGTATGCGCCAGAGTGCACGCAATTATCTGTTAAGCAGGGAATTAAACCGTTGGCTGACCAACGCGGCAGCTCTCACGTCATACCGTGGAAGAACGTAAGAATATCTATTACCCACGAAGTTACTTTATTTAAGAACTACCTAAACCAGAAAGATGGAATCTACAGACATCGTTTATGTGTTTGGGATGATGAGATGAATTTGGTTGGGCTCAGTAATCAGTTCTCTTTCTTAGACGCCAGAATTGAGTTCTGTGCAGGCATAGCTAAATTAGATGAGGACTTACTAATTAGCTGGGGATTTCAGGACAATGCGGCATTTGTATTGCGTACTCCTGGGGCATTGATAGATGAACTGATTGAGGAGGCAATGACATATGGCAATTGAGCACACAGTCGTTGAGTTATCCACAGACCCGTTTAACCCAATGTTGAACTTTAAAGCTGCCAAAGAATATGACGAGCTCGGTCAAAGTGCTTCAGCCGTATCTTTTTATCTAAGAACCGCAGAGTACGGATATGAAAGCCATAAGTATTTGGCGTATCAATCCCTATTAAGAATGTCTATGTGCTTTGAGGACCAGAATGATAGACAACACACGGTGAGTAACTGCATACTTCAAGCAATAGCTTTGATGCCTAATAAACCGGAAGCATACTTTTTAATGTCTAGGTTCTACGAAAGACAGAGCGCTTGGCAGTCTTGCTATACCTATGCTGTGCTGGGGCTTGAACACCCAAGCTTTGAGAACTTGTTTTTAGATTTCCCTGGGCAAATTGGGTTGCTGTTTGAACAGGCAGTTAGCGCTTGGTGGATTGGCAGACAAGAAGAATCAATAGCTATATTTAACGACCTATTGACCCGTAAGCTGCCGGAGTCCTACAGACAGGCTATTAATAACAATTTAAATAGGATTAATCCAGTAGGTTAGGCGGCCATTTAGACGGAATTACTGCGTAGAATAGTACTAGTAATTTTAAGTCGGAGGGTAAAGCTTAATGCGCGGATACACGCAGGGCGGTCGGTTTGATGACGACTTTGAGACCAACGATGTGCTTACCGGAATTGATGTTGAACTTAAAAACCCAGTAGGAACTCATGCGCTTTGGTATGTCTACGACCCTGTGCATACTGTGGTTGACCCAGTTTATGATGTTGGTTATGACCCTACTTATGGTGTAGGCGGAAAAGTCTGGACCGGTCCTTACAAGCTTCCTGTAGTCCGTGCTGTTATTACTCAAGGTAAAGCTCGTACTTCAGCTGTTGGTTACTACAACTCTGATGAGCTTCATTTAACCCTTAATGCTGAAGATGTTGAAAGAATTAGCCCAGGAGTTATTAATAACCCTGACCTTCAAAACCGCGGTCGTATCGTTTGGAAGAACCAAGTTTATCGACCATACGGAGTTCAGCAAAGAGGCATTGTATCTGAGCGATATACTCTTATTGTAGTTGACTGCATTCAGCTTATGCCTGAAGAAATGGTTAACGACCCTCAGTTCGCTGATTTCACCACACGCCCACTATAGGAGTAGATATGCCAGCAAAATCAAAGGGACCTAAGAAGGTCGAAAAAGTAATGAAGGAATACGGCGAAGGAAAGCTGCATTCTGGCTCCAAGAAGGGCCCACAAGTAAAGTCTAAGAAGCAAGCAGTAGCTATTGCTATGTCCGAAGCTGGTATGGCAAAAAAGAAAGGTAAGAAGTAATGGCAATTAGTTCACGTAAATTTGGAAGCGGAGATATCTCTAACTGGGCTCCAGTAGTAGTTGACCCAACAGCATCTGTTACAGACATTTCTATTCAAAACCTAAGCGGCACCAATAGTGTTTATCTTTCACTTGATGCTGATTGGAATAAGCAGTTTGCTTATCTAGCTACAGGTCAACTTATTTCTTTTGAAGGTTTAACAGCAGATGATGCAAAAAGAATTTTCATTACAAATGACGGCGGAGATGCCGAAGTTGGGGTTATCGTAATTTCACGATGACTTTTAAATTTAACAGCCGCATAGTAGGTCGTCGCAGATACGGTAGCACGACCTCTTTTAGCCTTGCTTCGATAGGCGTGCCAGTCGATGTCCCTTGGACAAATACTGGTGCTGGCGGTACGTTTAGATTTTACGGTGGAACTAACTCATACGTTAGAGTCGCTAACAACGGCCAATTTAATCTAGGTTCTGGCGATTTTACTATTGAGTGGTGGCAGTTTGAAACTGACGTTAATGGTGCTCCTAGACCTTGGGCGTTTGGCCCTTGGCCATTAACAGAACTTGGTGTTTCATTTGAAGGCGGAAGTTTCCTTCTTTGGAGACAGGGCACAAATGCACCTATGGCTTTAAGCAAAGCAACGCTTAATAAGCGTAACCACTTTGCTATTGTTAAACACTCATCTGTAATTGCCGTATATCAAAATGGCGTTAAGTTAAACGAAACAACTGATACCTATACTTATAATTTAACTTATGATTTAACAATTGGTTACGAAGGCGGTACTTACAACAGTCAATGTTTTGGCGGAGATATAACTAACTTTAATATTGTAAATAGCGCAAAATACACAGCTAACTTTACTCCAACAGACACCGCTCTTGGCTATGACTCAAATACAAGACTATTATTATCTGCGGAAACCCTTGCCACTTGGACTGCAACAAAGGGAAGTTACACGGGGAGCGTTAGCACAGGACCTAATACTGATTGGATAAACGTAAGTCCATTCCTTTATCCAGCGCCTGTTCACCCTCTTCCAGTAGTAACGGGCGGAACCCTAAGCCACGATTCAACTTACTATTATCGTACGTTTACCGCTAGCGACAGTTTAGTTGTAACTAGCGCTGATTTAACAGCTGACATTCTTGTTGTTGCAGGTGGTGGTTCAGGCTCTTACTATGGCGGTGGCGGAGCCGGTGGAGTTCTTTACTATTCTTCTCAAACACTAACACCAGCTACTTACACTTGTGCTGTAGGTGCGGGGTCTTCCCTTAGATATTGGACAGGTAGTGGCGTAGGAAATAATTCACAGTTTGGCTCTTTAGCTCCTGCAATAGGCGGTGGAGCTGGTGGCTCGGTCTATGACCCAACTATGGATGGTGGCTCCGGTGGTGGAGGTAGTGAAGGTTATGGAACAAATGGCCACGGAATTCCTGGTCAAGGTCACGATGGTGGAAACCCTAGCTCCGGTGGTTCTGGTGGCGGAGGTGCAGGTGCAGCTGGTATCGGTAGCAGCGGATACCGTGCTGGTGGAAATGGTGGAGTTGGTACCGCAGATTATTCTGACTGGGGCTTAGCTACTAGTACTGGTCACCTTGTAAGTGGAACTTACTATTACGCAGGTGGTGGCGGCGGCGGTTCTGGAGAAGGACGTTATAAAGCTGCTGGTGGATACGGCGGTGGAGGTGCTGGCGGAGCTAGCGCTGCAGATAACGGCTTACCTGGTATGGCTAACACAGGTGGTGGCGGTGGAGCTGCTGGAACTCAATCTGGTTGCTGTAACTCCGTTCCTGATACAGGCGGTTCTGGAATTATTATTGTTCGTTACTTAAAGACAGCAGTTGCTCCAGTTCCAACTCCAGTAGTAACAGGTGGAACTTTAACCTCTGACTCAACTTACTATTACAGAACATTTACAGCTAGCGATACTTTAAATATTACAACCGCGCCATTAAATGTTGATTACCTTGTCCTTGCTGGTGGCGGTAGTGGTGGATTAAGAATTGGTGGCGGTGGAGGAGCCGGAGGCTACAGAACAAGCCTTGGCGGTTCTCAATTATCTTTGTCACCTAGCGCTTATTCAGTAATTGTTGGCGCTGGCGGTTCTGCTGGAGGTAATGGAAACGATTCAACATTAGCAACCATTACATCTCTTGGCGGCGGTTATGGTGGCGATATTGATGGAGTAACAAACAATGGTAATTCAGGAGGCTCTGGCGGTGGCGGAGAAGCTACTGGTGTAGCTGGTGCTGGAACACCTGGCCAAGGTAATGCTGGCGGAGACGGTGCTTATGATGGCGCAGGTTGGATATTTGGCGGAGGCGGCGGAGGAGCTGGCACCGCAGGATATCCAGGTAACCACGGCTATTACGGCGGTGGCGGAGGAGCTGGTGGCGCTGGTGTTACTAGCGATATCTCAGGCACTTCTGTAACTTACGCTGGTGGTGGCGGAGGATGCTTTAACGCAGGATGGGGCTCTTACTCTGGTGCCGGAGGTGCTGGAGGCGGAGGCGCTGGCGGCGGAGTAAATGGAACTGCAAACCTAGGTGGCGGAGGCGGAGGTGCTACTAATGGTGGTGCTCCTGGTTCCGGTGGCTCTGGTGTTGTTGTAGTTCGCTACTTAAAATCAGATGTTTAATATAAACTAACAAGTACCTCATAGAAAAGGGAAAATGATGGCAGCAAAAAAACCTAAGCTCGGTTCAGGCAAGCGCTTTGAACAAATCGAGGAAAAGGCAAAAAAGTCTGGCGCCAAGAATCCTGCTGCGGTTGCTGCCGCTGCTGGTATTAAAAAGTATGGCGTTAAGAAAATGGAAAAAATGGCACAGAAGGGAAAGAAATAATGTGCGCAACATGCGGATGCCGTAGCAAGGCAAAAGATAAGAAGCAAGACGCTAAAGTAATGAAAGGCATGACTCCTTCTCAAAAGAGCAAGTTTAAGAAGGAAGATGTCAAGATGGATAAGAAGAAGCCTTCAGCTAAAGCAGATGCAAAGATGGACAAGGCATTAGCTAAGAGGATTAAAAAGAAGTAAACGTTAGGCCCCCGAAAGGGGGCCTTTTGCTTTATCCTTTAAGTAATCCCGTGCGGGATTAAAGCTTGACCCCTGCGAAGTACGTTGCCACTCCTAAAGGAGAATGCCTATGTCTAAAATAGACAGAGCTTCAGATAGTGAATTTGCACAGGCTATTGCCGATGCTATCCCTGAAGCCAAAGAGCATCATTTACTTGCAGCTCTGGGCGCGGCTTACGTAGCAGGAAAAGTAATCAAGCGTGTTACTAAAAAATAACCCTAACCTTATTATTGAAGAAGAAGTCCATGAGTTGGCTTCTATCCTTGATGCTGAACTAAAGTCATACACCAAAAATGCTGGGTGGCCAGACCACATTGTTAAGTCATTACGTGTGGTTGCCGACACAAACAATAACATCTCGTACTCCTTCCCAGAAGAGCTTAGTGATGAGATTGATGACCTCGAGTACGGCGCAATGGGAAAAATGCCTAGCGCAGCTAAGCGTCCATTTGAAAATAGAGCTGGCAGTATTATTGCTAACTATATAGAAAGCAAAGCTTTCCCAAGACTGTTTGATGCGTTGGAGGTTATGTAATGGGTGACAAATTCATTCTTGCCGAAGATAAAGCCCTTAAAGCCTACCTTCAAGGAATCACAGTTACAGATGACAAGAACGCAGCTCGACTAGTCAAGGTGTGGTACGGGTACCCAGACGTTGAAGTCCGTGACCAGTCTTTCCCATTTATTACTATTGACTTGATTGACGTTGTTCCCGCAAACGAGCGCCAGACATCAGGTGTTCTGTATGACAGCGACTACATTGGGACTGTAGCTGTTGACGGTACAACCCTTTATTCTTACGACACACCAGTCGCATATGACCTTGTGTACCAGGTCACTTCCTACAGCCGCCATCCTCGCCATGACCGCGAGTTAATGTTCCGGCTTCACCATAAGTTTCCATCAAAGTACGGGTCACTTGAAGTACCTAATGAACTAGGTACAGCTAGTGCTAGCCGCAGTATGTTTCTTGATGGATTCACAAAGCGAGACGCTGTTGAAGGGGAAACGGGCAACCGTCGTCTTCTTCGTAATGTGTACTCGGTTCGCGTAATCAGCCAGATGACACCTTTGGTAGCGGCTCAGGTCTCTGTCGCGGTTGAGGACGTATTACTAAATACCAACACTTCGTTTATTCCGCCTGAGTACTACCCGGTCCAATAATCGTTAATCCGTAAAAAAACTAAGGAGACAAAGCATGGCATCTTTCTTACGACCAGGAGTTTACGTCCAAGAGACGCTAAACCCTATCGCACCTATTGCTGGCGCTAACTCAAACGCAATTGGTGCGTTTATTGGCGCTAACGACCGTGGTCCAACTACACCTACTTACCTTACATCTTGGAGTCAATATGTAACAAAGTTTGGTGGATGGAACTCAGTTGCTTCTAATGACCTTCCACTTGCTGTTTATATGTTCTTTGCAAATGGTGGTAACGGAGCATATGTAGCTCGCGTCACAAGCTCTACTGCTGCATCAGCGGCTCGTACTCTTACTGACCGCGCAGTTTCACCTCTTTCTACTCTCTCTGTAGCAGCCAACTCATCTGGCTCTTGGGGAACAAATATTTATGTAGCTATTACAGACTCAGCTACATCTGGCTTGTTTAACGTAGTTGTTTACTACAAGGGCAATACAGCAGCTAACATTGTTGAGCGTTGGACAGACCTTTCAATGGACTCAGCTAACCAACGTTATGCTCCAACAGTAATTAACGCAGCTTCTAACTACATCTTGGTAGCAGACCTTCTATCAGCTTCATCTGGTAATACAAAGAACCCAGCAGTTATTTCTGCAACACAGCTTCTTGGTAGCAGCCTAGATGGAACAGCTGTAGGAAGCGCAGAAATCGTTGCTTCTCTTGGAGTAAACACTCCTTGGGATACAGTTAAGCAATCTTTGATTCTTAATATTCCAGGCTACACAGATGACGTAACTATTAACGCAGCTATTGCTTATGCTGATGGCCGTGGGGATATCTTTGTAGTTGTTGATGGCGCTAACGACACTGTAGCTAATCAGCTAACACTTGCCGCAAGCTATACAGCTACTTCTGCAGCTGCTGTTTACTACCCACGCATCTCAATTGCTGACCCAACTCTAGGAGTAGGCGCAGCAACAGGAACAACAAAGCTTGTTGGGCCTGGTGGAGCTGTTGTAGGAGTTTACTCAGCAACAGATAAGTCTCGCGGAGTGTTTAAAGCACCTGCTGGTCTACAAGCAAAGGTTGCAGGCGCAGTCAGCGTAGCTTCTCTTACAAACACAGAGTTAGATTCTCTAAACAGCGCATCTGCTCCAGTAAACGCAATTAAGTTTGTACCTGGCGCAGGAATTGTTGTTATGGGAGCTCGCACCCTTAAGACAGGATACGTAGACCGTTACGTGCCAGTCCGCCGCACACTTATCTACTTGGAGAAGTCTCTAAAGGACCTCACCGAGTTTGCTGTCTTTGAGCCAAACGATGCACGTCTATGGCGCCGCATTGAATCTACAGTAAGCACCTTCTTGACTGGTTTCTGGTCACAAGGTGGATTAGCTGGTGGAACACCTGCTCAAGCATTCTTCGTTAAAGTTGATTCAGAAAATAATACTTCTGCAACAATTGACAACGGAGAAGTACACATTGAAGTTGGCGTTGCTCTACAACGTCCAGCTGAATTCGTAGTCATTAAAATTGGTCAGTTTGACGGTGGAACCACCGTTACTGTGGCGTAAAGGAGAAAATAAATAATGGCAACTTTCGAACCGATTGTCTATGGCTCAACGCTTGCGACAGACCCTTTACGTACGTTTAGGTTCCAAGCAGAGTTTACGCCTACAGAAGGGTCAACTCAATCCCTAGGGTTGGGTTGGAGGGGCGGCTTCACAAGCATTGATGGTCTTGGTATCAACACCCAGAACATCCAATACCGTGAAGGCGGCTTCAACACTACTGTCCACCAGATTCCTGGTATGACAACATTTGCACCAGTTACTTTTAGCCGTGGCGTAATCCAAGGACATGACACAGCAATTAACTGGATGAAGGGATTGTTTTCAGCTCAATTGGGGACAGGTCTCCCTGTAGCATCTGCTACTGGTTTTCGCGTTAACATCGATATCTATGTTATGGACCACCCAAATGCTGGTGCGGTTAATGACACAGCTAAGATGAAGTTCACAATCAAGAACGCTTGGATTACCAACCTCAACTTCACAAGCTTGGATGCTACTAACGGAGCAATCATGTTTGAGACAATGACTTTGGTACACGAAGGCCTTACAGCAGAGTATGTAACTAACCCTACTGGCGTACAAGCGTAACAACTAACTAGGAGTAAAAATCGTGGCAGAAATTATTACAGATGCACAAATGGTAAATCAGCTTGCCCAAAAAGCAATGGAGGAGCCCGCACAAGCTGTGGCTACTAGGGCTCCTTCAGGCTCAGAAGTAAAACTACCTGGTGGGTTTCTTGAACCAAACGGAGAAGTAATTTATACCGCAGAGGTTCAAGAAC